CTCTGATCAGCTTAGCCTCCTCATCGTCATTGTACCACTCATTGATCTTTTCCATGATTTTGACAAGAATTTGCATTAAAAGTGAACCGTCAAAATTCGAAAAGTCACCCGCAATCATATAGTTTCCCATAGATTGCAAGTGATGGGCCAGTTTCGTCCATTCGAGAGAATAAGGGTTAATACCAACAGCAATGCCATTATCAATCCTATTTCTCATAACATGAGCAGCAAAATCCAAAAAGTATTGTCTAATAGCAATGACAAGATGTTGCGGGCAAGCTTCGAAAACTCGAGTCTTACCAGCATCGGTTTTAGCGTTCGGTCGCTTTTCATCTTTCAGTGTAGCGATAGAAATAGCACTACCCCGAATCCCTTGTCGTGAATCGTTTAATAAATTTTGGACATCTTGTTTAAGTTCAGGATTGTCAACTATGTAGTCTTCACCATCACCTAACCAAGCTGTTTTACCTTTAGACTTGTTGCTCAAATTATATGGATATCCAGGAGAGGTCGTTCGGTTTATCGGTCGTTTATACGGGTCACCATCTACTCCAACAATTGCCTCCTCATAACTGTGCACAATGCCAGTTCCAGTTTTAGGTTTCCCTAATCCCTGGAACACATCATTCGCAGCAGCTTCAAGGAGGTCAGGATCAACAAAAGTCTGTCCACCCATGATTTTCTTAATACCTTTCAGCATTGGATCGACCACACCTTCACCTTGTACGAATACAGGTTTCAAATTTGCTGGTTTTGCAATATGTGGTTGTACCTTATTGAAAATCAAGGATGGAGAGAGTTGAGTTGTAGTTGGGGCAGCAGGTGATGGTGCAATGCCTACATTAAGACAATCACCTAGATCAAGCAATGAAACCTTGTACGAAGGGTCCACCCACGATTGAGAATATGGAAGTCTTCCATCAATTAAATATGACTTAGGAATTCCAAATTTCGCAACGTGAGCATTTAGAGCTTGCTCCAGAAATTGTCTAGTGGTCAAAACACCAAGAGCTAGTACGCCAGCGCCTCCAGCAACATGGAAACCAATAAGTTTAGTATGGATAAGTCGATTGGAGATTGAGAGCAAAGCTCCACACACTCCATCCGGCGTCTCCAGATCATAATCTATATGGTTGCCAATTCTGATGGGGCACTTGCATTGGTCAGTATCCTTTGGGCAAGTTCCGGGTCGATGTAAGAAATATTCAGTAGTTTTAGTGGAAACAGTAAAAGAAGAGGGATATTTTTCCTGAACAATTGTTTTGCCTTTGTACTCGTAAAAGCCGGAGAAAGTGAGATCTCCTTCTTGTAAGAGGTCAATATCTTCAGATCCTAGAAACTTAGAAAGAATGCGAGGTCGGTTAGGTACTACTGGAGGGAATGAAACTAAAACAAGATCAACAGGAGATCCATCAAGCTGGAAAACCTGAGATATATTACATTGATCAATCGGAATTTTAATAGCAGCTTCAGTTGAATATGGGTTTCGAATGATAACGTATTTGATTGGGTCAAGGTGAGGTGGATTAAGAATAGTATGTGCAGTAGTAATCATGGTGCGTCCAACTATGAAGACACCATTACTCCTACTACACAAACCCTTCTCATCAATTGCTTGAATCCAGACAGAATTATTCAGGAGAACCTGAG